TTCCCATGATTGAGAAGTAGAGCTTTTATATTTTTTATTAATATCCAGTACCCCAAGTATTGTCCGGGTTGCCATCATTTGGTCCAACAGGAATGTAAATTCTAGTTCCGTTTGAATCAGAACCACCTAGCCAAACATAGCCATCTGCCACGTGAACGGAATCATATCTAAATTGAGACCCCTTCGGCCATACTCCGTAAATTGGCGCGTACAAACTAGGTGATCCAGTACGCAACACAATGCCTTCATTTACACCAATAGTGAATATTTTAGCTGGTGCTGGTTTACTGTTTTTCCAAAGCTCCGCAATATCACCATCGTTCGCATAACCTAGTAATTTACCGCTATTTTCAACACGATATAGATTTTTACGGCCATTTAGTTTTTGTGTAATGGTTCCAACTTGTGTCCACAGTGTATCTGCGTTGACATGCTGTGCAATTGGTGCGTCTGGATTTTTATATATAGTAGTGAATCGGATATTTTGTCCTACTTTATATTTAGGTTTATTGGGCTTACCAGGGTTTACAATAACTTCGCTACCATCTTCAGGAAGTCCAGTTTGTAAGTCTTGTGCAAACTGTGCCTTACTAATTCCCCAACGTGCTAAATAACCATATGGATCAGTATGATTTCCTCCTAAATTATTTGTAACCCACAGATGGGTTTTAATTCCATAGCCAGTTGGATCATCTAGATCAAAAGTCACATTAATTTGACGCGCCAAATCACGTAATAAGTTAACATAAGCAGCATAGTCTTTCTTAAACATAGCTTTATTTGAGGTATTGGCTAACTCAACTTGTGCATAAGCATAAGGGTTTGCATCTCCTGCTCCCCATGCTATACGACCATCTTCAGCCACCTGAATGACACGACCACCGCCGCCTACAACATATTGCGTAAACGCTTCTTGCCGTTGCCAGTTGTTAAGCATGTTATTGGCTTCGTTTTCTACACCAGCGTCCATATTTGCAGTATCGTGCGCAATGATGTATCGGTTAATAGTCATTGGCCAACCTGCGTTAATATTTCCACGGGTTTCGACTTGGTACGCATCCACATTGATTGTAGGCATAAAAAATAGAGCGACTAGCGCTCCAACTAAAATTTTCTTTTTCATTCGTTTACTCCTTGTCTTTTAAATTATATGCTGATACACCTGTTACTACTCCTAAAAAAGTTGCAATGGCATTGATAGTTAAAACAGCCATATCTGTTTGTTGCCAACCATAGGCTTTGCCTAACGTTGCTACTAAAACAGAACTAGCAGGAAGTACAGTGAGTACTCCCCATTTGATGATTTTGTAATACTTGTCTGGTAGTATCATTTTCAAATTCCTCCTAAGTATTTCGTGATTAAGTAAACAGCAACAGAAACCCCAATTCCTGCAATTGTTCGCCACGTCCACTTTTGATTCTCTTTAATTTCCGCAATATCGCCTTCATTGTTTTTGGCCATTGAGAGTGCTATGTCTGCTTTCTCTCTTAATTGTTCATGATTATCCAACTTTGTCTCAATTCGTGCCAAACGATCGACGATTTCAATTAAAGGCTCATCTTTCAAGTTATCGTCTCCATCCCTTTAACAAAAAACCGCCTAGCTTTTGCTAAACGGTTTTCCTGTCATTTTAGTAAATTCCTCTTCTGTAATACAACTAGGCACAAATTCTGATACTTGTTCAGGCGTGAAAAAGCCCCAGTCGTACATCAGTTTAATGTCATCATATGAATACATTATTTTGCACCTCCGATTTGCTCTTTAATCGCATCAATTTCTTTAGTATTTTGAAGCGACGTAAGCATAGTCTTAGAATTGATTTGTGCAAGCAATTCTGCTTTAGCAGTTAGTTTTTCATTTGCTTGTTTTAACTCGCTATTTGAAACTTCTAAGCTATTCGCAAGATTTTCTAATAAGTTTAATTTTTTAGAATAATCTTGCGTGACTGCTTCTTCCCATTTTTGTTCTGAAAAATTAAAGAATTGTGACTGTTCATTGGCCAAACCTCCAAGCGGTTCAATCTCTACAAAAGGTAAAGACGTTGGAAAATTATCCTCCACTTCGTGTTTTTCAAACCCCATTGGATATAATACTTTGTATATTACTTTCATTTGTAATTTCCTCCTTATACTGGCCACGCATCTGGTGTTATCCACATTCCTGACACGTAAGAACTTCCGTTACCAGACTTTACTTGCACAACACTTGATTGATCAATATAAGCACGGGCATCGGCTGGTTGATTTGCGTTCCTAACAAGCGAAAGTGCTGTCTGTGCAGGATACCCTTGATCACGTTTGTAACCTTTCGGAATAGTAATGATCCAACGTGTTTCAGTTCCTGTAGGCCAATTATCGCACTTAAAGTTAAAGGTTAAAAAAACTATATTTCCAATTCGAGTCAATTTTCCGTTTACATCTGTGATATTTGTTGTATCACTTCTATCAGCCATTGTTATTGCACGCTCAATCATGCCAGCTTGGACAGTTAACCCTTTAAACTGTAAACCATCTTGAAAATTCTTTGTTCCTAAAATTGTTTCATTTCCAGTCGCTTTAACAAGTTTTCCGTCAATTCCATCCAACCCATCAACGTGTGTTTTCATATATTTCGCATTACCATTTTCTTTTAACTGAACGATATCTGCCATTATGCGTCACCTACCTTTTCAAATGTAAAAACTGGTAATGCATCCAGTTTTTCTTTATCCATTTTAGACATTAAACCATCTTTTTCAGCAGTAGCATTGCCAGGAAGTGTTGGAATGATGGTTGTGTCAGGCAACGCTTTTACATCTGAAGCAGTTAAAACAACTTCACCTGTATGACCATTTACAGACGAAACAGTCCCTGCTCCAGTACCACTAATCTTTCCATCTACAAATTCATTCAATCCAACAACGCCAGCTGTACTAGTCTGTACGTCAATAGCTACGCCATCTTTTTTCACTACGTATAAATCAGGCATTTAATTCTTCATCTCCTTTTACTTTTTCAAACTCAACACCAGAACCACCTAGTTTTCCAGCTTCATAATCGGCTAAAATTAGTTTGAATTTTTCATATTCTTCTTGAGAAATCATAATCCCATCGTTAGGTAAATCTAAGTCTGCACGCGTAATAATCACTGCTCCAGTTTTTCCGTTAACAGATAAAACTTTTGCCTGTCCGCTCATTATCTCTGATAAACCAAGGATTGCTGAAAAATGTGTAATAGGAAAAAACTGACGTTTAATACCATTTTCATCAGTTTCCATCATTCTTTTAGCATCAACCATTATTTACACCTTCAATCGTAAAAACATTTTGTTTTGGATCATCAACTGTCGCTATGATTAACGCCCCTTCTTCTATTGGAAAATTGACTGTTCCGACAACTTCTGCTTCATGATTCTTAGAAAATGAATCATCCTCTAAAATTTCTAACGTGTTTACATTGCCGAATTTGATGGTGTATAGCCGTTCTTCTAATCTCTGATACAAATAATCCATATCAGCCAATAAACGCTCTGAAAGTGAATTGTGGCGGACCCCTTGTATGTCTACACGTGCATCCATTAATTCGGCTAACATTGTTCCGCCTGGATCAACAGTTTTTAAAATGTCCTTAATCGATTCAAACCACATTAGGTAATCTGATTCTTGGCCGTTTCGCCACGCTTCAAATGTATCTTGTTGATTTTTACGCCACTTTTCAAACTCTTCTTTTCTAGCGTTCATCCATGCTGTGAAATCGCCTTTATTTTCATTGATAAAAGCGGCCATATCAGCTATCAAATCTTCTATTGATTGCCAATACGAACCCATTTCACCTTCTGTTTTAGAAACAGCATTCACAACAAAATAGGAAAAGTTTTGCGTTGCACCAATCAGGTTGTCGCCTTTATGAATACTGAAATATGCTTCCTGTCTGTGCAATGACTGCATAGAATATTCATCAAAGGTATACTGGATAATCCCTTTTTTGGCATTCACAATTTTTGCTGCTCGTTGAATCGGATATTTGTTATCAATAACTGATTCAAAAAAAACTTCGCAACCTGTTAAATCAAGTGGCAAAGCATTTTCAACTAATATAGCTTCTAAAACTTCGGTATTTCGGTTCCCTTGCCGAACATTTTGTATACCAATGTAATTATAAGGTTCCGTGGTGCTTAGTGTCGCTTGCCATTTAACCATTTATTTGCTCCTTTCTAAAAATTAATAACATCACGCGGATTTATTCGCTGCCACTGTCCACCTTTCCATACTTCAAAGTGAAGGTGAACGCCAGAAGCTAATCCAGTTGCTCCCATGATTCCGACACGTGAATTAGTTGTTACTTTGTCGCCTACTGACAAATCAACAGAATCTAAGTGACCGTAATAGGTCCAGTAGCCATCATCGTGCTTAATCACTACATAATTTCCCCCTGTTCCGTCATAAGTAACAGTTTCTACTGTACCTGAGCGAGCAACATAAACAGGTGGCATACTTCCAGCAGGCATCGATGCAATATCAATACCACCATGAATCACATTTGTTCCCCAGCCAATCTCATCCCATTCTTGAGTGATAGTGTAGCTAGAACGTACAGGATTAACCCACTTGTTAGTCCCTGGTTTTAAATTGTGGAGCAAATCATACCAATATTGAGCTAATGGAATACGTTCAGGATGTGTGACCGCTGGGCGTTCAAAGTTCGCTTCAAATGCCATCGTTGCCGTGCCAATATCTGTTAGTGCTTTGAACTCTGCAACGGAATATGGATAAGCCGCGGAAGGAATATATTGGCCATTATGCATATGCCAATCAAGCAACTTCAACTGTGTGGTAATATTTCGATAGTCTCCACTTATTCCAGCTTGACCTAGCAAACGTTGCACATAAGCACGTCCGCTTTCACCTGCGATTGGCGACGTCCATTGAACTAGACCATAACCAGGACCTCCGCCGCCTTCATCGATATCGGGCATAATTCCAGATTCTTGATCCATGTTCCCTAAAATCCCAGCGGCTGCTTGTTCGCTGTATCCTTTTGATTTTAAGAACTGCCAAACTGCCCAAGCGTTTTTCTCTTTTTCGGTTGTTAGTTCTGGTGGAACGTCACCATCGTTACCACCTGATCCATCCCCAGGAATAACTTCCTTACCGCCGACATATAACTTATCAAATTTAGCGATAGTTCCTGTTAAAATACCGCTAATATCCATTTCACTTTTGAGTGTAGTTTTTCCAGAAATACTGAACTTACCTTCATGCGACCAACTAGCATAACTATTCACTTTCTTATTATCTGGATGAGCATCTGCTGGTATTTGAATAATTGGTACTGATTGTACATCATTATTTTTGCTAATCGTATTGATTGAAAAAATGTAACCAGGTTTTTGTCTAACAGCGAATCCATTTGCTTTTTTTCCGCTTCCATCATACGTGGCCTTAATATCACCAAACAATTCGCCGTGAACATCATTTAGGCCAGTGCTTACTCTCTTTCTCTCGAAAGAAACTTTGCCACCTTCCATAACAACTTGGAAATCTTTATCATCTAATGTTTTTAGAGCCACACCCTGTACTAAGATTCCTGTTAAAATACCTGCAGTAATAAAATTTGCAACAATTGAGCCATCTTGAGTAATAGCTGTTTCAAACGGGCCATTTACTCCGTTGTTCGAATATCCGAGACCTCCTAGATTCCAACGCCATACTTTTTTTGCATCATTTGCATTTGGTCTGTCCATGATTAAAATTTCTTCTGGTGCATCTTTAGGACGAAAACGAACATAGCCACCTTTTGTTCCTGTTATCCACTGGGTAGCATTCACTATTGCGTTTTGCAAATCTTCGCTTTTGACTTCCAGTTTTTTAGTTATTTGATTAACTGCGGTATTTACTGAATCTGTGTAAGATTTTATTTCGTTTCCTAACACGATATTTTTATACTTACCTAAAGTAGGAAGCCACGTACATTCTGTTACTCGTTCTTTAACCCCAGTTATACCGTTATATTCAATATCACAATAAACAGTATCTCCGAAATTCAACTTCATCATCTTGCCGTAAAGTTTTTGGTACTCAATCGTATTTTCCAAAGTAACCATATTAATTTCATGAGTGACTTTTGGTTCATGTATTCGCTCTTTATCAAAGAGTGATTGACCCCACTTCTTCAATTCCTCTACAGTTTTACATTCACTATTCGTTCTGCTCGTAATACGTCTATTTTCATCGTTTACTCCCTTTGTTTCCAAAAAGGCAAATGTTACTGGCTCTTGATCTTCGTTATAGTTAACATCATCAGGTGTCCCGCCAATTAAATAGAGACTGTTGAAAACATTTAAGTCATCAACAGTCTCTTTTATTGATTCTAAATTCACACCTAAGTCTATCCTAAAACCGTTATCCTCACCAATTCTATCTTTTAACATTAGTCTGTAATTATCCATATCTAACTCGCCAGAAGTAACTCCTGTTAGATTCTCATTGCCGTTATTTTGCCCAATAATTGCAGATATTGGATTTACTTCTTTTGCAGTAAACTGATGCCGCGTATTGATATTACTTTCATAGATAAATGGTTGTTTAAACGCTAAATTGGATTTTAGATTTTCCATAATCTGCTTACCAGTGCCGTTTGCCGTATATGCCATTTGGATAAAATTTCGGTTGGCTTCATAACCAATGTGTAGAGCCTTAATAGAAATAGAATGTAGATTCTTATCAACTGATTTGATTCTAAAATATTGCCATGATCCGTCCGATACCATCGCTTTCAAATAATATCCTTTTTTTATTTGGTTATTATTTTTCCCTACTAACGAATAATTTCCGTAAAACGAATATTCGCTATTTAATGAACGAGTAATTTCTGGAGCATCTGCCCAATCTAAAAGAGAAACCCCATTTTCGGATAAGTCAATTGGCACTTTTTCATAAATATAAATTGGATTGATCAAAAAAATACACTCCTTATCTTCATTCTTATACTAGCGATATTTCCTGTTACCATTATTTTATTTTTACCTGGTAGCATTTTTATCCAACTGCCTTTCGTTCGCTGAATACGTCCATCTTGCGTACAAACAGCCATCTCGTTGTCTAATGACAGCAAACCAGCATTTGTATCTAATATGGTTAACGTGTTCTTACCACAATTAATTTCAATATCGCCACCATTGGAATGGATTTCAATTAACGGTTGAGAAACCTCATCGCCATGGTTTATTACAGTATTTTCACCCTTATTTAGATTTATGAAAGGTTCGTTTACTTTTCTTTTTAGAGGTTCACAACGAAAAGTTATTTCAAATGAATAAAAAGTTCCCCATTCGTTGACGTATTCAACTTCATTGTTAATATTACACACTGCATTAACATACACATTCACATTGTTATGAGTGATTAATTCAGATTGTCCGCTAAGCCATCGTTTCACTTCTGGCAAACGTTCATAACTAACGCTGACATCTTTAATTTTTAAATCAAATGGTTCATAATCACCAAACCATTCGTTTAGCACTCTACTACTGCCAATAACAGTGATTTCGTTATATCTTGGTTTAGCGACAATTTCAGGTAATTCAGACTCAATAATTAAGCCGTAATCTAAAAGAGCATTTGCTCCTTTCCATACAAAATTAGGCGTATATCTATCCATTTTTACACATCTCCTGTCGCTAAATTATTCCAGACATTCGCTTGAAACATTTTTCTATTCAAACGGTTGATTTCGCTTGGATTATTTGCATCTACTTGACCGATTGTCACATAGTTATTAACGGTAGAGTTACCTTTTAACGCACCGCCAATTCCACGAGCTTTTTCGTCTTGTGAAAGTGGTGTGACTGTAGTCTTGCCATTTTTGGCTGTTAATAATTCAGGACCAGCTTCGCCAACGATTGCTTGTCCATTGATCATATGACCGCCTTCAGCAAGATATGGAATTTGTGCAATGCTAAATCCTTTGCCACCAACGCCAGGTACCCATTTTGGTATTTTGATATTGTTTAAACCACCTAAAAAACCATTAATTAGAGTAATCATAGCGTTAATTGGTGCTTTGGCTACTGCAGTAATTCCTTCAAAAATACCGCCGAAAATATCAACAATACCTTGCCACGCTCTTGACCAATCACCTGTAAACACTCCTGTAACGAAATCTATGATGCCGCCAAAAATTCTTGTAATCGCGTTGACGTAATCACTAATGATTTTTACAGCACCATCCATAGCGCCGCCAATAAAGCCTGTGATGAAATCAAAAGTAGACTTTGTCGTATCTGCTAAAACTTTGAATACACCAACCACTATATCTTTGATCACATTAAAGGATGTATTGATAAAATCTCTAAACCAGCCTACTTTGTTGTAAGCAATCACAATTCCAGCAATAAAAGCAGCTAGTGCAGCAATCACTATTCCAATAGGCGAAGCAATAAAGGCAATAACTGGAATCAAACTACTAATGGAACTAGCAAGTGTTCCTAAAACCACCAAAACTGGACCAATAGCAGCGACTACACCTGCAATGGTAATGATTGTTTGCTTTTGATTGTCGGTCAGTCCACTAAACCACGTTGAAACCTTTTGAATCGCATTACTTGCTGCTTCAAAAGCAGGAAGAAGCGCTATTTGTACTTGCTCACCAAGTTCCCCCATTGCAATTTTAAATTGATTCTGTGCAATTTTCGCTTGGTCGATTGGATCGAGAATATCGTTAAATGTTTGATCTACAGTGCCAGCCGCATTTTTAGCTGAATCTGCTAATCCATCCATTGACAATGCACCACTATCAATTGCTTCTACCATTTTTGATGCAGCTTTAGTTCCGAATACTTCGCTTGCAATAGTAAGTTTTTCTTGTTCAGTTGTTGCACCTTTAATAGATTCAATTGTTCCGCTTAATCCATCCTGCATAGTTTTGTTATCCTTTGCATAAACGACACTAGCTTTCGCTAAATACCCAAGCGTTCCTGCCGAATCTATACCAGCTTTTTCCATTTGACCTATTAATGTAGTTGATTCAGAAAAACCAAGTCCCATAGCTTTGAGTTGGGGCGCTCCTCTATTTACTGCATCAAATAACTGATCTACCCCTACTCCAGTATCCTGGCTAGTTTTAGATACTGAATCCAAAATCATTGGCAAGTCCTCTATAGATAATCTAAAAAGGTCCATTGATTTTTTCGCATTGATAGTTGATTGAGAAACATCTGATCCATTAATTTCTGAAAACTTAAGCATTCGGCCTGTGGTGTCTTCTAATTGCTTATTCATCAAGCCGAATTGTGTATTCACTTCACCAATCCCAGTTGATATATTTTCCATATCTGTTGGAATTTGGCCAGCTACTGTTTTAAAGCTATCTTGCAATGATTCTAGTTGCTCTCCTGTAGCACCAGTAGCCGTTGTGATACTGTCCAAACTGTCATCTAATTCTTTAAACGCAGCAATAGAAGCGGCGCCAATTCCCATGATCGGTGCTGTTAAACCAACAGTCATCTTCTTACCGACAGATTTCATTTTGTCCCCAGCTTTTTCAATTTTAGCTAACTTCTCGGCAGTCTTAACAGACAAGTCACCTTGTTCTTTCAAAGCTTCATTGGTACTTTCTAATGCAGATCGTAATTTATTTTCACCTGTTTCTGATTCCAACAAGCGTTTGTAAAGCTTTTGTGATTGCTCTGAATACTCCCCAGTTTCTTTAACTGATTTTTCGTATTCCTCACGTAATAATTTGGTTCTTTGTTCGGCTAAAGATAATTGCTTTTCAAGCTTTTTCTTAGTTGCCGTTAATTTTTCTGTTTGTGTTGCATCTTTATCCATAGCGGATACCTGGTTTTTGTACTCGGTAGCCGCTAAGTTCATTTCTTTGTTGATATCTTTGATTGTTCGAGAATAATTGACTTCTCCGTTTGTCTTAAAATTTAAGACAACATCAGATTCTTTCTTTGACACGTTAGCGCTCCTTTCCTACCACCAAGGACTTTTATCCATAGTCACACTTGCAGGTGGTTCAAACTCCGTATTACTCGTTAACCACTGTATGTATGACTTAAGCCACAAGTTCGGTGTTGATTTCAAAAAGAAACCCTCACTCCATCCCAAAAGAGTAAGGGCGACGTATAAGTAAAAAGCCCAGGGCGTTCCTACTTCCGTTTGTGTTTTTTCTTTTTGTTTTTCTTTTGTTGCGGAGTTTGATAATCTTGTGGCTTCTTGGATTTTTTTACATCAACATCTTGAAAATTCTGTGCTGCGAATACCTCCATGCAGGCCCCATAAACTTCAACAACCGTAGAATTCATTCCTAAGAATTTAAAAATTGTTTCTGGTGTTTCGTCTAATCCGCCAGTTTTTAACATGCCATAAATTAAAGCACGCATGATCTTTAAATCCGAAGCAGATAATTCTTTTGAAGAGATACGTCCACCACTCTTATTTAGCATTGCGTTCATATCTTCTTCAAATTTTGAATAGTCGTCATCATAAATATCCGCAATATGCTCCATGGTTTCCATGGTTAACAAGATTGGAAACTGATGACCTTTAATTGTGACAGTTGGTGTATCTGAAACGACAATCCCATAATCAGCTAACTTTGCCATTATTCACCTCCACCCCCAGGTGTTGATGGAGTTACTAATTTTTTCCATTGTTCTTCATCGTAAATAGGTTGTGCAATGAATTTTTCAAAGTCCCCTGATTTTGCACTTGATCGGTTAGAATCAAAGCTTGAATACATAACATTGTTATGCTTCAAACCGACTGAAACAAAATTAGCAGTTACATCATCAATTTTTGTTTCGTCTTCTGCAGTAGTATATTCTTCATCAATGACATTTGATAATTGTGTTTTAGGGTACCAAACTGCTTTCTTCCCCCCATCTTCAATGTTTCCAATAAATCCAAAGGCGAAATAAGGAAATTCACGCGCCGTATTTTTTCCAAAAGTAACACCAGCCTGCGCAATTAAGCCTTTTAGCTCATCCATCACTTCGATAGGAATTCCCACGTGATCCAATCCAATTTCATGTTTTGTTTCACGGCTTACACGGCGAAACATTTTACTTGAAGCCCATTTTTCTAAAGCTGTTCCATTTCCCTTAATACCTAACTTTGTTGCGATTGGTAATCTAATTACTTCGCTATAAGTTGGTGCAATCCCAACTTCATCAGGCGTTGCCATCATGGCAATTAAGATGTCATCTAATCCTTCAAAATAATACACATCTTGTTTTCCCAAATTACTCATCCTTCCCATAAATCTAATATTTGTTGTGTCATGATTTTTTCAATCTGATCTTTATTTTGTTCAAACGTACCACTAGCAAAATGCTGGGCTTTTTGATTCTTTGTTCCATTTTCAGCAAATCGCCAGTAAAAGGCAGTTCCTTCAAACGCAACCTGCACTTGGTCATCTTCTATAATGACTTTTACCTGATCAGCCATATGTTTTTTCTTTAATAGTGATTTAGGTATTTTGGGCAGCAACTGCTCTCTATAAAAATTGGCTGCATCCGTTAATGATTCCAAAGACAATTTTGTAGGATCTACCTGTGCAAGAGTTCCCAAATAGTCTGCCATATCTGCAAATCCATTATTATTGGGCATCTTCAATACACCTCACATATGTGTAAAAATTTGTCACTGTATCATCGTTTTCATCACCCTGAATACCTACAAAATCAGCATAAGGAACACCAGCGTTTTCCAACGCATTTTCTAAATCAGTCAAATCTTTTTCTGTACCTGTTGTAAAGAAAGAAATTTGATAATATGGCAATCGCCTATGAACTTTAGAGGAAGCCATCTTTTTACCTTTGCTAACATTGGAATACACGATATATGGATAGTCCGTTCCTTTTTCCGCTTTGTCACGTGTCACAGGTACACCTACTGTTTTTAGCGTTGCCCTTAATTTCTCAAAACTAATCGACATAAGCCAAACTCAACTCCATTTCTCGTTTATCCATATCTGTATAAATACGAGTGATTTTATAGATCACAGAATCGATTCTAAGCGTATTTATTGTTTCCGTGATAGATTTATCGAAACGAACTCTAATTCTTCTCACAACATCAATTTTCGCTTGTTTTGATAAATATTTTTCTTGCGAGGTAATACCTAACTCAACATAAAAAATATCTCGAATTTTCTCATGTATAATCGCTGGTCTATCATTGTTATCTAAACCAGGAACTTGTTTACAAAGTTCAGCTTTCCATTTCATTCTGTTTAGCGTTACTTTTGGCATCGTCTACCACCAACCCTTCACTTAAAATCAATGGCGTTAAAGCATTAAAGGCATTCTCCATTTCGGCTTCTGGCACTTTATATAGCCAAAAAATGGATGCAATATAATAGGCAACTGACGAATTTTCATCATCAGTTGCCCTTTTTGCATATTTCTTACCCATATCCAAATAAAATTCAAGCATGCCATCATCCATGCCTTCCTCAAATTGTAAATGAGATTTAAAACCTTCTAGATTAATTTCCATAATTATTCACCTGGATTAGGTGCTGGGGTTGTACTTAAGTCTAAGCTATAAACAGGTGTTTCAAACGGCCCATAAATTAATTGACCATCGTTTAAATGATAAATTTTAAACCCGACTTTATTTTCACGCGCAAATAGTTCAGTTAATTTTTCAATTTCCAATGAACCAATAACATCTTGAATGTGGAAATAAGAGAAATTACCGAAATAGATCACTGGTACAGTTGGATCGAATTTCTTCGTAGTTTCATTGTATTTATCTGCGTAGTCTGTAACTTCTACTGGATAAGTAAATAACTTGTAATCAAAATCATCATTCCCAGCATCTTTAAGAATTGGATTTCCAGTGCTATCTAGCATGGATTCCAACAATGTTTGTGCTGCACGATTGATCATAAAGCGAGCGCCTGAACGCATAGCAGTCGGTAAAGCATTTTTTAATTGAACAACTTTTAAATAATCATTGTCACCTTTACCAGTAAAGGCTACGGCTTTTTTAGCTAATGCTCCTTTGTTATCAGGACTTGAAAAATACCAGAATGTTTCTTTACGCAAGTACGCTTTCTTTAGTTCATCTAATACGATAGCTTCAATGTCAAAGTCTGACATATGCGTTAATTTCTTCGTGACTTTAATAATTGCATCAAATTCGATTGGGTTTAAGTAAACATCATCAAATTCAATGTCAGTAAATGGAATTAAATTATTTTCATCACGTTCACTAGTAACTGTATTTGCTTCGGCTTGTTTTACTTGTACTGGGAAACCTTGAGTTCCTTTAGTTTGATGAACACTTGCAAATTTACGCAAAGGATTTTCTTCTTGTAGGTAAGAAATAATCTCTTTACTTAATTCTTGTGGCACCAATACTTTACCGTTGTTAAAACCAACACCAAATGAACGAGCTTGATTAGGTGTAATTCGACCAGCCAAATAGCGTAAGAACGCGCTACGTTGAGTTAATTTTTTCACTTTTTCTTCTCCCCGACTTGAAATACCTTTCCCGATAATATCTAAAACACGGCTGCGTTCTTTATCGTCAGCTGGTTCTGGATCATCTTCTTCAGTGCCTTTTCCGTCTACTTCTTCAACAATTTCATCAGCAGCTGCGCCTAAGTCGTCTACAGCATCACCTAATTCTGTTACATCTTCTTCAGGCAATTCTGCGATCGCATCGTTGATTTCGTCTAATTCTGCTGTGACTTCTTCCACTTGTGATTCAATATCACTTAATTCATCACGTGTTAAAGTTTCACTTTTTGCACGTTCTTCCATTGAAGCTAATTTTGCTTTTAATTTAGCAGCTCGTTTTTCTAAAATTTTACGCATTTTCATTATTTATATTCTCCAATCGTTTTTAAAATTTTATTTCTTAATTTAATTGTTTCAATATTTTTTTCTTGGAACTTACTTCTCAATGCAGCTTCTGTGTCATCATATGCTGGCAAAGGAACAATGGATACTTCCCACAAATCAACATTTGTGATTCTAATCAGTGGAACATCACCAGAATAGTCTTCCTCTTGTGCAGTCACCCAGAAACCAAAACTACATTGGTTAATGTCACCACGCGACATTGATTCTTTCAAATCGTTCGCAAATGTGGTGTTCGGCAATGTAACCTCAAAATGTAACCCTCTTGAATCTTCTTCAAGAATTAATGTATTAGCACTTTTACGTCCTAACACGTAATTCCAATCATGATTGAATAGACAACGAACATCTTTGTTTTTTGCGAGAGATTCGGAAAATGCACCAGGTGCAATCTCTTCATCATACCAACCATCTATGTTCGTACGTGAGTTAAAAACAGACGCGTACCCCTCAACTACAGTTGATTCACTGCCATCATCTAGGGAACGCGTCGTCATGTTTTTAATATCAAAACTTCTAATTTCCAACTTATCCAGTTGAATCACCTTCTTCCATTTTAGATTTGTTAAGCTCGGTTAGTTCATCTAGCCCAATCAAATCTTTCGATGCATAGAGCTTGGTTGATTCTTCTGTATTTAATCGTTCGGCACCTAAATCCACGCGTGCATCATCAGGTGTATAAACCATAGTACGAACTAAACCTTGCGTATTTGTGATTTTTTGTGACATTGTTAAATACTTTTTAATATCAATTGTTAAAGAAATACGATTTGTTGATTCTGGTCCAAAATATAGTTCCGTTAAATGTTCACAGACATTCTGAACAATCGGATCAACAACGAATGCTTTTAAATAAATCGCTGCTTTCTCTAAATCAACTTTTAATAATTGATTGTATGCGTCAGGATCAAAACCTAAAAACTTTGCAAGTTCTGGTTTATAGACATTTAAATACGAAAGAATTTTATCGTCTTGAACAGGACTTTCGAATCCTTCGATGGCGTAACCTTTTGACAATGGAATAATAACGGTCTTTCCTTCGTCTGGAATTTCTTCTAGCTGTCCTTGAATGGCATCAAGCATTGCATTTTGCATTGCGTTTTTTGGTGACAAATGAGTATCTAATTTCAGTAAGTACGCCAACAAACCGCCTTTTTTATACTTTTCTGTCAAAGCTTTTTCAGCATTCATAACACCTTCTAAAGTATCTCTAGCTAAATCAATCAGTCCATTGCCATAATTATTCGATAATCCAATATTTTTAATTTGGCGAACTTCATTTTGATAAAGCGTATGGCCGTCATATTTAAATTGTTTGATACCTTCTTCTGATATTTCTGGTGTAATTCCCTTCATGATGTGAAGCTGTTTCCCATCTTTCACCACAAATACTTCTCCTTGTAACAAATAGACATTTACAAGCAAACGTTTGAATTCAAAGTCGGTTAAATAACCATTTGGATGTTTCAAACTCTGCAGTTCTTTGGCTCCCTTAATGTCTTTTCCATCTTCTTTTTCGATTGTCCACGATCCACAAGCAAACATATTGGAAATTGCTAAAAGATAGTGATAAACGTCGCTAGAAGATAAAATATTTTCGTCACCCAAGACAAATTGATTCGCAAGTATTGAACTACCTAATACTTTTTTCTTACTCGACATACGAAATCTTTGATTGAACCATGATCTAATTCCCAAATTCCCACCTCCTTTCAGTTATTTTCTGTTGTAAAGCTGTTTAATATAATCCTCATATTCTTCTTCGCTTCCAACTTCCACCATTAAATCCATTGAATCTTTATGACCAATTAAAAAAGCCACAAAACCATCAATATGTTCTGGTGACTTTCTTTTGCTGGGCGCTTTTTGACTTTGTATATTCGTTACAACTGTTGTATTGTTGGTACAAAAAATAAATAACGGATTGTCAGTTTGAACTCGTCCGTTATCTACTAGTATTTCAAAATCATCTAGCATTTCATTCATTACTGATGGATATTGACCTACTTCGGCCGTATTGAATCCTTCCATTTCAAAACGTTCCACTAACTTTTCAGACATAGCTGGATCATAATTGATTTGAATAATGTCTAATTCGTATTTGTTGTACATGTCAATGACATAGTTATAGACAAGATCATAATCAACAGTACGACCCTCACAAAGCGTTACAAAACCTTGTTCTGCATAATATTGATAAGGAACATTTCTTAATTTTTCTTTTTCTTCAATATTATGCGTTGGTACAAAATACATTTGTTTTATTTTTATAATGCTTTCACCTTCATCATTAAAGGTTGGAATATTAATTGATACGCATGTCAAGTCAGTTGTTCTGGATAAATCAATACCGATAGCGACTTGTTCGCCTGTAATATCTCCTAAATCATCTACCAAGCAATTATCAATTTGTTCTTTATCAAAATAATTTTCGGCATAATTGACAAAAACATTCAAATGCTTTGATAGAAACTCGGCTTTCCTAAATGGATTTCGTAAGGCATCTTTAAATTCCCCACGTAAAAAAGTGATATCAAACGAGACATATAAATTCGGATTGACCATTTCCCAAACTTTTTCATCTTCCCAGTTGTAACCTTTATTTGGTTCATAAATCATAATGAACCAGTCATCGTCATTATCTTCTTCAAGAATATGTTTACTATCTTGATAAATTTGAACACCTAAGGCCCCACTGTTTTTACCAGCAGTAGAACAAACTAAAAATAATGGTTCTGGTTGTGCAGCTTGTCCTGATTTCAAACCATCATATCTCGACGTGTCCTCCCACTCGTGAACTTCATCGGCAACAACAATATAAGTATTTTTACCATCGACTTTTTCACGCTTAGATAACACACGCAAATTGTTTTGATATTTGAAATCATCTTCAAAGAAAGCGTAACTGATAGTCGTTACTTTCTTTTCTTTCCGATAAACACGTGTACCATCAAGTAAATCATTATCGTTTTCAATAACGGTTGCTAAAGGATTGGCAACATTTTGCGCTTGGTCAAAATCAGCGGCTAGGCAGTAAAATTGGGCGCCCTTCACACCTTCTCCATACATTCCATATAAAATTGGCGCGCCTTCCATTAAAGACTTACCGTTTTTCTTTGGCACCTGCAGGTATGATTTACGAATAACACGAACATTTCGTTGCCACTTATCAGACCATTTTTGCCAACCATAAATATTTGAGAAATAAAACTTCTGCCAATCTTCTAATTCGAGCGGTTGCCCCGACCATTCACCAGTTGAATGTTTATAAAATGATTCGGTAAAACTTAGCATCAAATTTGCTTTTTCCAGATCAAAGAAAATATCTTTCCGTTTCTTCCACTTGTTATATCGTTTAACTGCTAAATAGATTGATTTTGGATACCGTTCTTTGTGTCTGCGAACCGATTTGGCAAATTTATCAGCATAATTGACAGTCATATCAATCATGATTGACCACCACGCATCTTTCTAAATTCAACCAAACGATTATTTGTTTGTGGTTCATCTTTTTTAGCTTCTTCTTTTTTCTTAGCATTTTCACTTGCTAAAGGATCAACATAATCAAGGCCACCGCTTTTCATATCAAGGCCTAGTTGGTTTAATAACTTAGTTTTTTTCTCACTCCAAACTTCAACTTGTTGGGCCAAAGGATGCTTAATTTCGTTTCTTGACCCATTTTTGTTTGTGTGAACTTTTGTGGATTTAAAACCACTGTCTTTCCACTCTAAATACTTGATATGATAGACTTCACACGCATCCAGATACATTTCAATCAAAGGGTTCAAAGCAGGCGTGAACTTTCCTAATGATTTTAATATTTCTATGATACGCATTCGCTCAAATTCCTTATGTTGCAAGGCTTCATCAAGGATTTTTTGTTTTTTACTTTTACGTCCAGCCATTTTTACCCCCCTTTCTTTTTTTGAAAATGCTCTGGAGGTGTCTAAAGAGGTCCCCCTACCCTATCCCCACAGAAAAAAATAATTTTAATTTTTAGAGGGGGGCTTAAAAATAATCTGCGGGATTATAATTTTTTTTCATTTCAATTTCTTTTTGGTTCATTGGTCGATATTCAACTTTTGGATGACACGTCGCACAAACTAAACGCAAGTTGTTCATGTCTAATCTTAAATTTGGATTCAACCAAATTGGTTTAATGTGGTCAACTTGTGAATCACGACCAAACACTGGTTTATGACAAATCGTACATTTATACTTATCACGAAAGCGGACAGCATCAGCAACGCTTTTCCAGTCATCTGATTTGTAGAATGATTTGTTTTTAGAATAGTAACGTTTGATCACTCGCTTCTTTCGCTTATGCTCGTCGCAGTAGCTACCCTTTTCTAATAGAGTACGGCAACCTTCTTGGCGGCAATACTTAGGCATCTTTCAACACGGTGCGCTTTTCGATAGGATCCCACACCTCAACCCCAAATGGTGTTTGGCGTTCAATTGTTTGTGGTGCTTCATCATTAGTAGATTCGTATTTAATACCTTCATTACTAATTGTTAGGTCACCAACTTTAATAGTCCCTGTTGTAATTTCATTAGCTTCAACAGGTTCTTCAGTTACTTCCACATTGTCAGGTTGCTCAACTTCTTTAACTGCTGGTTTCTTTTTAGCAGTCTTTGTTTCCTGCACTTCTTCTTTCTTTGCTTTTGCCATTTGACATTTCCCCTTTCAAAATGAAAACCCTACTACAATTAAAACAAAAAGGACTGCATATAAATGCAGTCCTAGTGAAAGGTAGTAGCGCCAATTTGTTTGTCCGAACATTCATTGACGATCTATATTATTTAAGTAGCTTATGCCACTTACTGGAACAATAGGACTCGAACCTATACTAACGGTTTTGGAGACCGCTGCTCTACCGATTAAGCTATGCTCCATTAACTCTCGCAAACCTGTAGAAAAAAGAGAGAGGAAATCCACCTCACTTCTTTAGTTTTATAATTTGCAGTTTGCGAGAGAATCTAAATGAGATCACAAGTGACTAAACGAAGAAAGTAGAATTTTTTTACTTCCTTGTAATCTCAAATCAAAAAAATAAGTAGGCAATCGTTCCGGTAATGTATTTGTGTAAGTGTGTCGCATTTCTTATTTTTTTGACACTATCATAATAACCCGTTTCAAAGGTATATGAAGTGTAGATAAAGTGTATAAAAGAGGTATAAAAAGTGTAATAAATGGCTACTTAAAAGCAACCAGTTCCAGTGCCGAAGCGAATTGAACAATAATCATGTTAGATTCTTGTTTCACTGATTCTTCACTGATACAGTTTCGTTGTGCTGCTAGATAGATTGGATTGCCGTTGATATAGCGATCATAGAAAATTCTTTTTCTTCTCTCCGTTACATCTGGTTTGTGCGGATGTTGAATCGCAGAATAACCTCTAACAAAAAGCTTATGAAGGTAATCAAACTCTTCTTGGGCTTCTTCTTTCTGGATTAACATTTGTTCGGCTTCGAAAACGTTATTGGCCGTTGATGGTGGAACCAAAGAGAATGAAGCTGTTACTTTTGGTTCCCTCGGCTGGCCAACACGACATCTAGCAGCAAGGTACGCAGACAAGAATACACTGACGTTATGTTTAGTTTGTTCCATGTCTACGTCCTTTGCATCTGGTGTTTCATATTTCTTTACGTCAAAAAGTACCATCCTTTGATTCCCCCGTTTATGGTATAATATTCGTGTCGAGAATATTACCAACGGTCGGAGGAATCCGGCTTTTTTTATTGGCAGCTTTCTTTACTCATGATAAAATATTTTTATTGTGACCAATGTTTGGGGCAAAGTAACCTCACATATCACAAGCTACCACTTTTCTGGTAAAATATTCTTCTTAGTCAACCAGTGGTCGGTTGGCTTTTTTTGTTAGTTGCAAAAATCAGCTAGTTATTGTAAAAAAGTTGTAATTAATTAAAAACGTTTATTCATTGCTGTTTCTCTCTTCTTTCATATAAAATCACGCCAGCTAAATCCCACACTGTGCATATAGCACAATTCATTACATACTAAGTATCTTTTTTGATATTCGTCCTTAAAACTTAATATGTTCCCACATTCCAAACAATGAAGTTTTCCTTTTTTGTCTGAATATCCGTTTTTAATTAGCCACTTTTTTAACTGCTTATTTTTTTGGCGTTTATTCATCGCTGTTCCTCCACTTCATCAAATCCACAGATTAACGATTCTTCCTTCCAAATTCCACAATCTTCCAGTACAACCTCTCTTTTATCTTCTTCAGGAAATTCAAGAATCAACCCATTCACTAATACTGTTTTTACTACTAAAAATTTGTCTGTGTATTGTGGAACTCTTTCACCGATATACTTTACTTTGTCTCCTGGTTGAATGCTCATACTCATTCCGATACCTCCTAAATCAAGCCGCCGTCAATCAATAATACTTCGCCGTTTTCTTCAAGATTTTCTAACTGATTGAAAGCTTCTTCTGCGCCCAATTCTCCACCATCTTCAATACGACTTTTAGCAAGCATTTTGAACGCTTCGTATTTATCAATTGTTTTCATATCATCGAAAAACTCTTTTTCGTCCTCTACATCGCAAACAATATTCTTGTAAAGTTTTAAACATTGTTTTTCATCCTCAGCAACGATTAATGCAAAATAAGGTTCTTTAATTTCGTAAAATTTCATTTATTTTACCTCCTGTTCCAAGGCCCACTGGCTAAATGCTTGGATAACTTGTGCCAACTCTTTGTTTTTCAATTTCATGAATGCTATATTTTCTTTTCGGTGCGGCTCTCCATTAACATGTAAGAACCTAGAATTATATATTGTGTTGTAAAAATCGGAATCGTCTAGCATGTCATTTTTCAACCAATCCAGCACAATCTGCTGACTTTCGTTGAGCTGCGCCTGTACACTTTCATCTGCCTCAAATGCTTCACTTTCCAATCTTTCCCAATCGCTACTATGCATCTCAATGAATTCAATATCTGATAACCAAACGGCTTTTTTACTCATTCTGCGACCTCCAATAGTTCTGGGTTCTCGTAGACATTTCCGATAACTAATAGTTCAAAAAGTGGGTATGTCGTATTTGGATCTCCTGAAAACGCCCCTAAAAAAGTGTCATAGTAATCTACACCCTCACTTTTAAACACGAATGAACAGTCTTCCCAAATAACATCAGTAATGTATTCTGAAATACCTTCATTTGTTACTTCTATTATTTTCAAAATATCCCCCTCAAAAATTTCAACGCCGTTCTTGTCTTTCAACCCTGTTGATTGCATGAGAACATATTTTTCAATCATTCCCCACATGCCATTTTCTAGATTGATAAGAGGCGCTATAAATCCTGTATCATCATCAATAGTCCATTCTACATTTTTATCTTCATCAGGATAATACATTATGTTTTCTTTTACTGAATATGCTCTAAACTTTGGAATCATTTTCTTCACTCGCTTTCAACTCTTGTTTGCTTAAATATTCTTGGAATCTCACTTTATCTTGCACATTCCAAACGTGGTTACCATAGTTTTTATACTCAGTTCTAGGCATTTTTTTATAAGGGATTTTTTCACGTTGGCAATGTGCGATTAGAGACGACATCTTAATGTTTAATTTTGTGCATATTTGGCTGAGGTAGTAATCTTCGTCAATCAAACGTCGGATTTCTGTATCTAGCTCTTTAATCTTCTTGTGCTTTGTCAGCCCTAATTTTTTAGCCCTAAACTCAACAGCTCCAACTGTACGATTTAACCTATCAGCTATATACTTATTTTTCATAGATAAATAGTGCTTTTTTAAGAACTCATCCTCTTTTTCAGACCATAGACGGTGCATGTAGCATCTAAAATTATCTTCTTTTCGCATTTTGCACAATTTTTTTCTAATCGCATTGGTGCTTCTATTTAAGTGCTTAGAAGCTTCAATTAGCTGAGTATCGTTTTCAAAAACAAAATATTCTAAATACACTAGTTCGTCTTCTGTCCATTTTCTATACATGAAATCACCACACTAGGAAAGTTGCATCAATGCACCAAGAATCTTTTCATCATCCTTACTCTGTAATTCATCAATGATATGCATATATGTTTCTTGAGTAGTAGTCACGCTTGAATGTCCTAGACGTTTAGCTATGCTATGAGTTGACACCCCGTCAGCGAGTAAAATACTTGCATGTGTATGTCTAAGTCCGTGCATTGTGATGACAGTGATTCCTGATTCTTTGCATTTTCTGATCAGGTGGGAATTGTATGTTGAATTGAAAATTCGTTTATATTTGCCTGTCTTTTCATCTCGATTTACAAAAATCAATTCATCTTGAGGTAAATTTTCAATGAGCGGTTTAAACTGACCAACTATTTGCCAATCGATGCTTATCGTTCTAACAGAACTTTTGTTTTTCGTATCCTGAAAAAACATTGTAGAATTTTTGTAGTTCAATGTTTTATTAATGCTGACGGTATTTCTGGTCCAATCAAAATCAGCTGGTGTTAACGCAATGGCTTCCGCAAAGCGCATTCCTGTTTTTGCAACCAGTAAAATGAACCAATCCATATTTATCCCTTCGCCAAGTTCTAGTGATCTCAACAGCTTTTGTAGTTCGCCTTTTTGCAGGAATTTTTTCTTTTTTGGTCTCGGCGGTATTCCTTTGATAATCGCTTTGTAGGTTGGATCACGTTTAATTAGTCCTTCGTGATACATATCTCTTACACAGCTGCCAATTTGGTGATGAAAATCCATTGTTGTCTGCCGCTCATGTGTCAGAGCGTATTCATTAAGGATGCTTTGATAAGCCTTTCTATCTAATTTATCTATCGTTAAATCAGGGCAAATTTCAGTAAGGTGTTTGTGGGCTATATAATATTTACTAACTGAGATATCTCTAATTGCACCGACTTTGTAAGTTTCAATCCATTCTAAAAAATAGCCAGCAAAAAGTCTGGGACGTTTGCTCATTCGTTTTCTCCTCCTAACACGCTGGGACTTTCGATGTGATCAATAGCTTCTTCCAGCCATTCTCTGACTTGAAACTCTCTTGTGACCACATCGCTGTGCGGCATAACATTTACATCGCTAAAAGCCAACGAATCATCTTTTGAATTTTGTAAAAAGTAAATCTGTTTTATTTTTCTGTCTAGCGAATCACCGTGGACTACGGTGGCATTCATCCCACGAATAGCAAGATTGAACAGCAGGAACGGAATGGTTCTATCAGATAACTCCTCTAAATCGTAAAAAGTCATTGATGGTTTATATTCAAAAAAACCAATAGATAGTCTGTCTGCTCGCCATTTTTGTATGATCATTCCACCTGTCCCAGAAGCTACTTCATGTGTCAACCCACTTCCAGGCCCTACGATTTTTGCAATCACTTCCCCAATTGAATTTGGCGTAAAATCTTGCTTCTTAACTTTCCGATCAGCATGTTCGTCTTGAAAATATTCGTGAAACCAATCGAAAGTTAAATCTTTTTCTATTTCTAAAAATTTGTTAAACACGATTTCTCGTTTATCGCGACTTAGTAATATATTCATGAGCGCTTCTGGCGCTTTGTAGGCATCATCAACACCTAGCAATTCATTTATTTTTTCTGTTGTTAGTTTCATCGTTTTTAAAGGAGCAAAAAGCTTTTTATGCGGCCGCAAACTCCACTCCTTTCTATTTAT